ATTGCAGGACGCCCTGCGGGCCGGCGCCATTGATGACCTGGCGCGCGTGCGCGCTGATGATCTCAATGAACTGACGAACGGTCGCTTCGTCCACTTGCGCGGTCATATGATTTTCCCACCGAGTTGGAGGAAGAGAGCGAAGAGGTACTTGTGCTGCCGCTCGGTCGGCTCGCGCCCATACACGGTCTGCGAAGCCATCTTGTCGACGAACTCATGCGTCTGCGGGCGCAGCCGATGCTTGTTGCGCTGACAGAACAGTGCGACTGCTTCCCACGTCGGCTTGCCGCTGGAGTCGATGAAGTCGTCCGCCCCGTGCAGTCGGTTTTCGGTGTGCTGCACGGCCGCGTCCCAAATCTTTTTCCGCTCTTCGTTCGAAATCCCCTTGCCCAGGTTCTCAATGCCGTGAGCTAAGCCGTTGAAGTCGGTGCCGGCGGACGCCAGCGTCCGTTTAAGCGCGTGCGCAGCTGCGATGATCTCGCCATCCTTATCCGAGGCCAGCAGCCGGATAACCATGGCGATCCTCTGCTCTAGGGTTTTTGCGCCCGCGCTCATTCGCCGCGCTCCCGCTTCATCCGGCGCTTGTCGAGCAGGTTCCGCAGTGGCTGCCGCGTGGCCCAGTCGCGCTCGCACAGCGGCGTGCAGAAGTGCACCGGAAGGTCAGGCGGCGCGTCCTCCATGCTCTCGAATGAAAGTTCGCAATTCCAGCAGAAGGGACCATCGCCGTAAGCTTGCGCATCCAAGTAGCCGAGGACGTCGCCGGGCTTATGCTGCTTGCTGGCGTCGGGCTTAGTCACGGCTGCCCCCAGCACCGCGCGACATGAGGGCAGATCTTGCAGGGGAACTTGTCGGGATCCTTGTAGGCGCGCGGCAGCAGCTCGCCGGCGCGCGTCGCCGCGATAATGTTGGCCGCGCGGTCGCTCCACAGCTGCGCGCGTTCGGGATCGAACGGCACCCAGAAGAACAGCAGTTCACAACTGTCGACGTTGACGGCGCTGAACAGCGCTGGATTGTGGAGGTTCAAGTACGCTTGATAGAGCGAGATTTGCGCTGCGTAGCGCGCGAATTCCTTTTCGAGTCCGTTGCGCGCGAGGGCGCGCCAGTTCTTTGCGTTGAGCGCCTTATTCTCCCAGATGAACGGATAGTTGACGTAGGCGCTGCCAAGCGGATTGGGGCCCGCGATAACGATTCCGTCAGCGTGGCCGCGAAGATCACCGTTCACAGCCTTGAATTCGAGCGCTTGAGGCGGCGCAAACGTAAATCCTGCCGCGGCAATCAGCTGCTCGCGGACCCGCGCCTCGAAGTAGTGCCCGCGGGCGAAGATCGCGCGCGTACGGGCGTCGAGTTCGGGCCGGCACCACCAGTCATATTGCACCCGCCGCAAGCAGTCGGAGCCGACGATCGAGGCGCCGAGATATGGATGCGGCAGCTCCGCCTTTCCGGCCGCGGCGCGCTCGATCGCCTCGTTGAGCGCAACGTTAATCGGCTCGTCCGCCAGCTTGGGCTCGTAGTAGTCGTGCATTGCAGCCTCGGTCAGAACTTGAGCGCAGCCCCGTCATAGGTTGCGAGCACTTTGCCGTTGAATTCGAAGCGGGCGCGAACGATCGGCGGCGGTAACGGGTCATTCCTAAGCCGCGTATAGGCGCGCTGAGCGAGGAGCAGGCCGCGTGCTGGATCAAGCTTGTCCGGCGAGCAAAACACGGCCGTGCAGGTCTGGTGACCGCCCTCGAACTCAGCAATGAAAATCGGATCGGTCTGTGTCACGGCCTTGGCCCCTAGATGCCGATTTCGTCGTTGAGTTCGGTCGGATCCATCAGCGGCCCGCCGCTCGCGGCATTCGACTGGCGGGCGATCGTGCTCGCGTTCGACTGACGCGTGATGCCCTTGTCGCTCAAGTCGCGCGCGATCATCGCCTTGCGGATGAGCCGCATGGCGGTCAGCAGGAATTCAATCATCACGTCCTTCGGCCACGCTGTGATCGGCTGCGACCAGTCGAAGCTCGCGCTCGCGAGTTCGGGCAAGATCGCTGCGACCGCGCCGGCGTCCCATGGCTCCGGATCGAGCGCGGTCACGCGGATGCACTGTTCGGTGTCGAGCTGTTCACAGCAGGCCTGTTCGGCACGAACGCGGATCCAGCCGAACAGGGCTGCGGCGACAATCCAGCCCCACTCGGCATCGGCCAGCCGCCCGATCGGCGTGCCGGGCGGGATGGGGCCGTCCGTCTGGACGACCCCACGCGCGGCCTCGATGGCGGCGGCGGCCGCGCGCCTCAGCCATTCGTCTTCGAGGGCGGTCTCCGAGACCACCCCGATGGTGCGGACCTTCCTCATGGTCTAGCTCGCCCACTTCGGCGGCGTGATGGGCGCAGCGCCCGCAGGCGTAGAGCCCGGCGGCATGGCGCTCGTCGGCGTCGCGGCCGGACCGCCGCCGTCGAATGGCGGCACCTGCGTGACCGGGTGCCAGTCCCGGTGATCGGGACTGATCGCGGCCGCTAAGAAGTTCTTGTCCGGCCAGTTGCCGCTGCCGTCCTTCTTGGGCTCGCCCTTCCTCATGCCAACCCGGGCGACAAACATGAGATTGTCGAAGTCCTTGAGGTCGGCGTTGTACAGCGGGCGGGCCTGCTCCGCCGGCATGTCCTTCTTGATGCCGCGCGCGGACTCGAGGATCTTCTTCAGGCGGCCGCGGTTGGTCTCGGCCATCTGCTTCTGGCCGTCGGTCGTGCCTTCGAGGATGAAGGTGTCCCAGAACTTGCGCTTCACGAACTCGCCGTCGACGACGACGAACTCGCAATCCAACATTTCGGCGTCGCCGCTCGCCGTGCGCTTGAGGAGGTTGTCCTCGCCGACTCCGCCAGGGCGGATGCGCATCTGCACCGTGGCGAGGGTGCCGTCCGGAATGGGCTGGGAGAAGTCCTTAGGGTCGGTCGTCTGCGAATAGTCGAAGGGCATGGGCCCCTCCTTATGTCTCGGGGGTGGGATTGCCGCGATTGAGGATTTTTGCGATCAGGTTGCCGAGATGCGGCGGCTCGGTCTGATCGAGTTTTCCCGAGCGATCCTTCGCCGGAAATTTCCAGGGATTGTCGGGGCGGCAGACGAAGCCGCGCGTCGGCCCTTTGCCGAAATCAAGGAATTCCATCACGATCACTTCGTCGACGATCGCGCCGATCTCGCGCGGGACTTTCGCGCCTTCCATTTGCAGGCGATGTTCGACGAACCGACCAAAGTCGTCGGTGACTTTTTCGAGAATGCCGACGAACACGACGTGCTTGCGCCTGACGTGCTGGAGCTGGTGTAGCCAGAGCAGCATTTCGCGGGCGTGCAGTCCGTAGGCGCCGCGCAGATCCTTGGCGCCGGTGCGCTCCGAGCGCGCTTCCGGCTGCTGCTCGGCCCAGCGAAATGACAATCTGGAGATCGCCGTGATGGAGTCGACGAAGATGAGCTCGTACTTGTCGAGGTTCTCGAGCGTGCCGCCGACCGCCTTGTAGTGTGCCTCGGAGTAGCAGCTCGTCGGCGCGAACGACGGATTGGGACCGCCGATGCGGACCGCGATATTGCGGGCGGTGCCCCAGTCGTCGATCCGGATCGTGTCGACCGGAACGTCCTGCACGCTCAGGTCGCCGGCCTCGCCGTCGAGAAAGAGCACGCGGGGCGGGTCGAGCGTGCGCAGCTGCGAGGTCTTCCCCACGCCGGTCGGGCCGATGAGCAGGACCTTCACACCGCGCGGCTCGTTGAGCCTTTCGTCCGCGCCGATGATTTTCATTCACACGCCCCCCTTGGTCGCGCGCTCCGCGATCATGGCGATTTCGGCGGCGAGCTTTAGAGGGATGACAACAAGGAGTTCGCGGCGATCGGCGCGTACGATCAGGAAGTCGTGCCCCTCGAGCCAGTCATAGAGCTGGCGGAAACCATTGCGGCGGCACTTCACCTCAACACGGCGATCGGTCCCGAGCAGCCGTATGCTGACATCGCCACCGAAGCGGCCGCGCGCGGCGCCACTCAATGGAACACGCTCGGCGGCAAATCCGCGCTCCTGCAGCAGGCGCACGATGGCGCGCTCGGCGCGGTTTCCCTTGTCTCGTGATGCGCGACCGCCGGTCATGGCACTGCGTCCAATTGTTCGCGCTCGTAGCTCTCGAGGACTTCATCCTCGCGCTCGTAATGCGCCTCGACGATCGGCGGCGGCGCTTTCTTCGTTCGCGACTCATATGCCGCGCGCGCGAGACGCACGCC